AACAACCCATCAGGAACATTCAGTGGAGCTACATTCTCTGAGGTTCCCTTCAGTGGCTCATATTCGGAGAATTAAAATGGCTGAACCCACGATTGGCGGCACGTTCGTGGTTGGAAAACTAATGTCTGCCTTTGCAGGATTTTTTGGTGGCCTGTCGGTATCATTCTTCTGGCAACCAAAAAAACTTCATCAATACGGTAGACTGGCTGCTGGTGCAATCATTGGCGGAATAGCAGTTGCTGCTGCTTTTGCCCTTGGTGGTGTAGTTGCAAAACATCTAGGGGTGGACATAAATGAAGCAGATACTGCTCTGGGTATTGGTTATTGCATCGGTGTTCTGTCTGTCGGTGTTATATCACTCCTCGCCAACTTCTTTGACCGCAGGGAAGACCACGACATCCTCCAAGTAGCCGGTGAGCTTCGCGGCAGCAGGACGAAACCGAAAGCCAAAGCGAAGAGGGTTCGTAGATGAGCACCACTCTCCTGTTCGTTGTTGTCACCTTCATAGACATCACCGCCGCCATCATCATCTTCTGTGGCGCTCTGTCCGAGCGTATGCGTCTGTATCCGGCATGGCACAAGATTGGCCTGATGGTTGCTGTAGGTGGTCTAGCCGCTCAGGCGTTCCGGAACATTCAGTTCCTGATTACCGGAGTCTCACCAAGTGACGCCAGCGCCCCGCTGTGGGTTCTAAAGGATGCGGGTATCGCAATCATCGCCTACTGCTACCTCTACATCGGAATCAAGGCGCACTTCGCAAAGCCCGTCGCTAAACCTGTTCGTAGGAGGGTGAAGAAATGAGTGACTTTGACTGGAAATCCCTGCTGAAGTCGGTCGCTCCGACTGCGGCCACGATGCTCGGTGGCCCTCTGGCTGGTATGGCTGTGGAGGCGATTGCCGGTGCGATTGGTGAGCCCAACGCCACCAAGGAGCAGATTGTCGAGAAGCTGCAGGCCGGAACACTGACCGCAGAGCAGATGTCTGCACTCAAAACCGCCGAAGCTGGCCTGAAGATCAAGCTCCGAGAACTCGATATCGACATGGAGAAGGTTCACGCCGGAGATCGCGCCAGTGCGCGGGAGATGGCGGTCAAGACCGGAGATGTATGGACTCCCCGTATTCTGGCCTTCGTGGTTCTGGTGACTTGGGGTGTGGTGCAGTATCACCTGCTGACCGCCGTGGTGGACTCGACCATGCGTGAGCTGGTTGCCCGCCTGCTGGGCACGTTGGATGCCGCCCTGATGGCTGTCCTGTATTACTACTATGGTTCTTCGGCTGGCTCCGCCGCCAAGAACGAAGCTCTGGCGAAAAAAGAATGACCCAACTGACAGCAAACTTCTCCCTTGAGGAACTGACTCGCTCAGAGGCTGCGGATCGCAACGGATGGGATAACACCCCAAACGAGCAGGAAACGGCCAACCTGAAGCGTTTGGCAGCGCTCCTGCAGCAGGTAAAGGCGGCTGTGGACGGCAAGCCAGTCATGATCAACTCCGGGTTCCGGTCGAAGCAGGTCAACGACGCCGTGGGATCGAAGGACAGCAGCCAGCATCGCACCGGTTGCGCAGCAGATACCCGGGTGCCGGGTATGAAGCCTCGGGAAGTGGTGGAAGCGTGTATCGCCGCCAAAGTCCCGTTCGACCAGATCATCCTTGAGTTTGACTCATGGGTGCATATCTCGGTGCCGAACACCCCGGAAGCAGAGCCTCGCGGGTCGAAGCTAATCATTGACAAGCAGGGCACCCGCCCGTTCGTGTGAGGGTTTAAACGTGCCATTATCAAAGCTCCAGTTCAAACCGGGTATCAACAGGGAAAACACCAACTACGCTGGTGAGGGTGGCTGGTTCGACTGCGATAAGGTTCGCTTCCGTTCAGGCTTTCCGGAGAAGGTTGGTGGATGGCAGAACCTTGCCGCCTCATCCGCCGGTGCGGCCAGCACGTTTAAAGGCGTGTGCCGCAACCTGTGGAACTGGATCACACAAAACAGCAGCAACATAACCGCGCTTGGCACGGAGCAGAAGCTCTATATCGAGAACGGCGGAGCCTTTTACGACATCACTCCGATCCGTGATACCAGCACAATCAACAACAATCCTTTTGCAATCACCAGTGGCTCCAAGCTGGCCACGGTCACGGACAACGCGCATGGCGCTACCGTTGGCACCTATGTGACATTCTCCGGGGCAACTGGCGCAAACTACACGGCGTTCAACGCTGAGTTCGAGATCGTCGTTGTTGTGAGCGCAAACAGCTACCAAGTGATCCTGCCTACAGCCGCTGCGGCAACCGGGTCTGGTGGTGGTGCCGTTGTTTCCGCTGCGTATCAGGCGAACTCCGGCAACTCGGTTGCATCGATCAGCACTGGCTGGGGCGTTGGCCCTTGGGGCCGAGATGGCTGGGGTGAGGAGTATTCCGGAACTGCGGTTGTTCAGGAATCCAATGCCCTTCGTCTGTGGTCTCTGGATAACTACGGTCAGGACTTGGTTGCTGCGATCAGGGAAGGCGCTATTTACTACTGGGCCGCTGACACTACGACCAGCCCTCCCCGGGCGGTGACACTGGAGAGCCTTGCGACGTTCTACGGATACAGTGCCGCTTTCGTCCCCAACCGGGTATACGAGCTTCACACTTCAGGTGTGCAGCGGTTTGGTATTGCTGTGGGTGCAAACCCATACGATCCGACCGATTCCGAGACGGAATTCGATCCGATGCTGGTTCGCTGGTCTGATCAGGAAAACATCTTCCAATGGGTGCCAGCGGCAGATAACCAATCAGGCGAGCAGCGCATGTCTCATGGCTCCCGCTTGGTTACGGGAAGGCACGGGCGGCAGGAGTTTATTCTGTGGTCTGACAGCGCCATCTACTCGATGCAGTATCTTGGGCCACCATACGTCTGGGGCTTCAATCTGCTGATGGACGGGATATCGATCGCCTCCCCCAACGCTGTTGTCGGGGCGAGCAACCTGATGTTCTGGATGGGTGTGGACAAGTTCTACATGTATGACGGTCGCGTTCAAACACTCCCCTGCACTGTGCGGCAGTATGTGTTCGACAACTTCAACTTCGACCAGAGCTTCCAAGTGGTCGCTGGTGGGAACGAGCAATACAGCGAGGTCTGGTGGTTCTATCCTTCCGCTGGCAGCAATGTCAACGACAGCTACGTCATCTACAACTACCTCGACAACGCGTGGTATTACGGCTCATTGAACCGCACTGCGTGGCTGGATTCGCCCCTGCGGCAGCGTCCGATGGCGTCGTTCAGCGTTCGGACAAGCTACCTGTCTGCAGCAGCCACATCGACAGACACCACGTTGAATGTCATTGACGCGTCTTCCTATCCATACGCTGGTGTGGTGCAGATCGACAGCGAGCAAATCTCTTACACCGGAAGGACGACCACAGCCCTGAGCGGATGCACTCGCGGTTTAAACAGCACGACAGCCGCATCGCATGTCGCCTACTCGACCGCCGGGTTGGTGGTGCCCAATCAGGTCATGTATCACGAGATCGGCAACGATGATCTGACTACCGCGACCCCGATTCCGATCGAGGCATACGTCAGTTCCTCGGACTTCGATATCGGTGATGGCCACAACTTCGGGTTCGTCTGGCGGATCATCCCCGACCTGACGTTCGACGGCTCCACGACTCCTGCTCCCAGCTACCCTACGGTGTCGATGGTGTGCAAACCCCGGCAGTTTTCAGGCTCGGCTTATGGCACACCGGACTCCCCGAGTGTCACCAGTGCGCAGAGCTACAACACGCAGCGCGTCTACCCTGTGCAGCAATACACGGGGCAGGTTTACACGCGGGTGCGTGGCCGTCAGATGGCCTTCGAGATCAGATCAACCGGTCAGGGTGTGGCATGGCAACTGGGTGTGCCGCGTATCGACATCCGACCTGACGGAAGAAAGTAATGTCTGTTCTCCGCTCCACCAAAGCCCCGAACCTGATCAATGCGCCGCAGCAATATACGGCGCAGCATCATGATCAGACCTACCGCGAGCTTCGGGTCTATTTCAACGTGCTGGACAATGCTACCGCCGCATTGTTCGGGCCGCGAGGCGGGGATTACCTGACCTGCAGTTATGGTGCGTTCTCCAGTTCGGTCAGTCAGGCTGATGGATCAAACACAACGGCGTATCCCATAACATATAACACCGTGGACTTCAGCAACGGAGTCTCTTACGAGAACCGGACGGCCAGCTTCACCGGCACGATCAATGACGGCATCCCTCCCGGCGCTGGCACTGTGCTTACGGTGTCTGCGGTTGCTTCCGGCACCATCTACCCCGGCATGATTTTGACCGGTGGTTCCATCACTGCAAACACGCGCATTGTTTCGCAGACCTCGGGGACTACTGGCGGAGTCGGGGTATACGTTGTTGGCACCTCGCAAGAGCGCACCTCTACATCCATCACCGGCACAGTGGCATCGAAGATCGTGGTGGATACCGCTGGTATATACAACGTCCAGTTCAGCGTTCAGTTCGTCAATACCGATGGTCAGATTCATGACACAGACATCTGGTTCCGGAAGAACGGCGTGGATATCGCCAACAGCAACAGCCAGTTCTCTGTTCCAAACAGCCACGGCGGAGTTGATGGGCACATCATCGGGGCGCTGAACTTCTTTGTGGAATTGGCCGCTACCGACTACATCGAGATCATGTGGGCCACCAGAAACACCGCCACGACGATCCAAGCCATAGCTGCACAGGTAAGCCCGACCCGTCCTGCGACCCCCTCGGTTATTGTGACCGTAACACGGGTTTCGGATGTGGTTTCAGACATCTACGCGTGATAATATGCTGAAAATCTTGGGGGTTTTTGTCCTATGAAATCTACCGCTGCCGGACTCGCCGCGCTTGGGCGCGGGCCTGATTCGATGCTTGTCCACATGAGCCCCCGG